ACAAAAGCTGATGCACTGTTGCGGCAACGGCCAAACGACATCAAAAAGTTTACATTAGATTTGCTTGGCGACTTGGAGTCTTACAGCGCGCTTTCAGAATCTACTGAGCTTAATGGCGCTCAGCTAAATGATTTCACGCAGAAGCTAGGCACTTTGCAAGAAATAATGAGTAGCAAAGCCGTTACCGATTTGTTTGGCAAAATGCAGACGGGCAACGGGGGCAATACCTTGTTCCAAGATGCAGCAGACGTTCTAGAAACTGTAGGCGACTATCAAGAAAAAGCACTTAAGGAAACCTTCAACGCGGAACGTTTTACACAAGCTGTGACAGCCAACGGACCACTAGAGCCGTACGAAGTGTTAAGACAGGGTGAAGACGGGAAGCTTCGAACAGTCTTTAAAACCGAATTGTCTGCGGAAAAAGCAGCACGCAATCAGCTTTTAAATGAGCAAGCAAACGCAGCGTTAGCAAAAGAAGACGCCGGAATGTTGCGTGGTGTATTCGAACAAGCGCAATCATGGGGCATGCCAGGATACGGTGCGACACTGCTAGATCAGCTTAACATCGAACCGGATGAACTTGGGCGCATGGACATGGGCCAGTTTAACCTGATCGTAGAATCTGCACTTAGCGCAAACGTTGACATTGTTGAAACGTTTCAGGGCGACCCGTTGGCTGCACTTGCCGCGATGCGGGTACAGCAAGAGGGTGGTACTTTTGCAGACGCAGCGCTGGCAATTGACGCAATCGTGCAGAACAACATTGGACAAGACACGTTGCAGTTCATTACGGACTTGCAGATTGGTGGCGTAGAGCCGCAGCTTGCCGACGTAGTGCGGCTGGAAGTTGTTACGCAAGTCGCAGAGCTTGGGCTGTTTGGGCGCAGCGCAGAAACACAGCAGAAAATCGCTAAGCTAACAAACGACGCGATGAACAAGACGCTTAAAACCAAGAGCATTTACATCGCAGACTCAAGCGGCGTGCTGTTCGACAACTTGTTAACTGACGTTTCTGCCCGGTGGGTTAACAAAGACCGCAACATGCTTTCACCAGTCGGTGACGCGCTATCAGGCATCAACGAACGCGTTTTTGGAACGCAAGATAATTACGAAAAGAACGTGGCGCGCATTGTGGCTGGCGTTTTTGTTGAGAACTTTCGCGGACCACTTGAGGAAGCAGGTCGCAAAGACGCCATGAATGGCATTCTGGACAGCATAGTAATTGGCAACGCGTCTGCATTTATCGCTGAAAATTCCAAAAGCTTTATTGCGCGGCATAGTCTTGTTGAAGGCGAGGAAGGTGTCCCCGGCATTCAAGGGTTTGCTCACTTTGACTTAGAGGACGCTGGCAGCACACGCGTCAACATCATGGGACAAGACGGAACCAGCGCGCCTGCGTACTTGTTGAACACCACTAAGAGCTTTGACAAAAACTATACGCAGCAATTGCAGGCTACCGTGCAGCTAGCGGACGGGCGTGACTTTGTTGTAAACTTGGACCCAAAAGACTTGCAGCCGATGCTGGGCGCGCAAAGCGTCGTAAGCTTGACGGGTTCTAACATTCTCAACAGTGAGCTTACGCAGACGCGGCGGATTGGCATGGAAAGCTCAATCAACACCGGGTCCATGATTGCCTACACGGTTCCCGAACAAGTCCTGCTTGACGCCTTGCCTGACGAAGCGTCTAGCGAAATCAGCACAATCGACTTTTCGTATCAGTACGCAATGGGCAGTGAGACCGCAGCGTTCGCTGTGTCGCGGGCGTTGATTGACGAAGCGATTTACAACACGCAAACGCAAAGGGTTAGCCAATGACGTGGGTTAGTCAGTACGGGTACAAAGACCAGACCAACGAACAGGGCTTCGTAGGTGGGTTTGCTAGGTCTATGCAGTACGGCACCACGGCAAACGTCGTGCGCGCCTTGAACCTTAATCACGCACGCGAGCAAAACTTTACGCAGCGCTTGATTGCCCAACGCGCTAACCCTTTCGCACAGCCAGCCGAAGAAACAGACGAACTGTACAACTTAGCGGCAAGCGTAGCGAGAGACCTTAATCTTAGCCCAACGCAATTCAATGAGTTGCGCAGGGATACGCGGTTCCTTGCTAACGGGAAGTACGCCACGTTTGAGCAAGACGTGCGGGACCAAGGCGCGTACATTGCGAAGCGCGACAAGACAATGGAAGGGGTTGGCGTTGGTGCTTCACTTGTCGCTGGCTTGCTGGACCCCGTTGACTTGGGCGTAGCCGTTGCAACAGGTGGCACGGTAGGCGCATTGTCGAAAGGTGCGCGGCTTGCAAACTCTACGTCTTTTATAGGGCGGAAGCCATTTACGGCAGGCTTTGGTGCTGAAGCTGCTGTAGAGCTTGGCATGCAGCCAGGTCGCAGTGCGCTGAGCGGTCAGAACGAAATGGACGTGGCTAGCATTGTGGCAACCGGGTTGTTTGGCGGCGTGGGTAGCAGCATGATTGCAGCGTCTACGAGCAAGCAACTGCGCAACCTTGAGGCAGTCGCAGCGCTTAACTCAACTGAGCGTTCTGTTGTGCGCCTTGTTAACAGCGCAAGCGCAGGGGATGCGGCAACGCAACCTGTCCGCGTCTTCGGCCAAGACACCTTTTTAGGCAACGTTTACGAGTGGCTTAGCCCCCGGCGCAGCGCGCAGATGAGCAAGCTTGGTGAGGTCAATGAGACTGCCCGGTTGCTTGGTGGCATTCTGCAAGAAACTGACGACGGAGTTATTCGTGCGGGTGCGCCTGAGTTTGAAGCAGAGGTGCGCTTGTTCGACGCTGAAGACGCGCTGGGGCTTGAGCAACTGCGGCAAAGCATGGCGGACGCGCTGACGGACACAGGGATAGACGAAGGTGACTTCCTTGTAGCAATTGAGCGCACGCGGCGGTTCCGTAACCTGGGCAAAGAAATCACAGCCGATGACTTGCGGATAGAACCCGAAGTGTTTGCCAAGCTTAAGCCACAGATTGACGAGGCGGCTGACCACTTAGACAAGTTCTACGAAAAGAAACGTGCACAGATGGTGGAGAGTAACATCTACCAAAGTGACATTCTTACCGAACTAAACGGCCAAACGTACAACAAACGTGCGTTCAGTCATCGCAACATAATGCTACTTGATGACCTGCTTGAGCGCGAAAAGATGCACAAGCTCATCACAGGCGCAATCGTGGCAAAGCAAGGACTGCCCAAAAAATACTTGGCGCGCAAGGTTGCGCTGGGTGACGTTAAACTTGATGGCGTGCGCATTGACGATTTCGGGGATGGCGCAACGATTGAGTTCAAGACAGACTTTATCCTCAAAAACTACGACGCAGAGATTACAGCCAAGGCTCAGACGTACATGAACCGCCTTGGGCGCGCATATTACGACAACGTTGTGGACCGGGTACGCAACGCACGAGAAGGCCGGATTGATTACTTTACAAGCGACGACCTTGAGGAAGAAATTGTTGAGGCGTTGCTGCGGGAGTTTAAGGCTGACGCAACCGACGTTGAAGCCGCAGAAATGGCAGAGCTTGTCACGAACATTTTGGTGCGCAAGCAGCGTCCAAACAGCAAGCGGCCAGACGCAGATTTTTTGAACAGCAAGCTAGGGCTAGACGACACGTTTAGCATGTCATTGCGTGAGCTTGGGTTTAGCAACGCCGACGTGACGCGGTTGTCTGCAAGCTTAGACGAAACGCTGGGCAACAGTCGTATCAGCAAAGGCGACCAGATTAGCTTTGAAGACCTGATCGTAAGTGACGCGCTGAACCTAGCTAACTCTGCCCGTTGGGGGGCGAACAGACTAAGCGTGCTGGGCAAGCGCGGCATTCTAAAAGAAGACGACACCGTAGCAACCAAAGTGCGGCGAATGCGCAAGCAATTTGAGGACTATAAGGAAAAGGCAAAGAAGCGCGGGACGAGCGCTAAGACAATCCAGCGTGAGAAGCATCGTGTTAATCGCGGCATCTTTGACTTGATGACTGCGGCAGGGCGCAACCCGAACCGGGCGTACGACGAAATGATTGACGTTGACCCCGTAACGCGCAGCCAAGTAGCAGGCTTCGATTCTGCATTCGGACAAATCACCAACGGTGCACGCAACCTGACGACCGCAGTGTTCCTGCCTCAAGTGATGTTCGCGCAGATTCCTGAGTTTGTGCAGGTAGCTTCAACGGTAGGGTTAGGTAATGCGAAGTTCTGGAACGAAAACTTCAGTGTGCTTAGCGATCTTAAACGCGCAAACAAAACTGGAAAGTTCGACACGCAGACAGCGGAAGACATGGTGTTCGTGGCTGGGATTGACCCTACTAACTCGCTGTTCCGCTTTGACCGCCCTGATCTAAACATGCGTGCGGAAGGTCAGACAAAAGCTGCGCAGTTTTACAACATGACGGGCAGGGCGCGAGAGTTAAGCATGGCGCTGAATTTATTGAAGCCCATCACTATGTTAATGCGTGCGCTAACGTATAGGCGCAGCGTTGCTAATCTGTTCAAAAGCGCTAACGGCAAGAATAATCCTTTCGATGAATATGACCTTGGCGTCATTATGAACTTGCCCGAAGGACCACGCCGGGACTTAGCGTACGATCTTATCAAGCGGTTCGCAGAGGTAGACGCAGACACAGGCACCGTACGCAGCCTGCGGACTGACCTTTGGCACGACGTGAGCGACGAAGCGTCCATGCTAGCCGACGACCTTGAGCTACGCCTCAACGAGTTTGCGCACAGGCTTGTGCAAGAAAGCAGCATGGGTATGTCCCCGGCGATGCTGCAAGGTGGCCTGATGAAATACTTTACGCAGTTTATGACGTACAGCTTAAACGCGTTCGAAAAGCAGGCTGTACCGTTGAACGCCAGGGTGCGCAGCGGCAACGCCAAGAAAGCGCGGCTAATTCTGTACGGGGGCTTGGGCGCAAGCATGATGATGTACCTGAGCAAGCTGTACGTCAGCACGGCGGGGATGAGCGAAACCAAACGACGCGAGCGGTTTGAAAAAGGGTTGCACCCGGCACGTGTCGCGCAGATGAGCATTAGCTACATTCCAGCGATGGCCGCACCTATGACATTCGTTGCACCAATGTTGCAAATCATGAGCAACGCTGGGCAAGACACGCAGCTTAGTCGTGGTGCCATTCCCACGGCCCCTACCCTGCAAGCCGCAACGGGGCTGTTAGACAGCATGCAAGGCGTCAAGCGCCTAATGACTGGCGACCCTACAGAATATTCGACTACGCAGCTTATGCGTTATATAACTATGGGTGCGAGCCAGCTTCCATACGTGGTGCCATTTACCAATTCAGCATCCGCTGTAGTGGCAGGTGAGGCACCGTCTTTTGGCCCTAATGCCATGACACCAGCAGAGGAACAGTAACATGGCCTATACGCCAAACACTTACAGCACAGACGGAAGCGTGCGCGACTTTAACATCACGTTTCCTTTCCTGCGGGAGAGCGACGTACGCGTAACTGTATTCGATAGCGTAGGAAATGAGTTATCGAACACGGCGGACTACGACGTAGCGATTCAGAAACCAGACGCAACCTTTCAAATTCGCGTCGTCGCATACGGGACTATTAACAACGTAGATGGCGGCACCGCTTTAGCATCCGGTTACACTGTTACGATCAGCCGCGTTACGGACATATCAACGCTTATCACTGTGTTCCAAGATGGCGCATCACTGCGTGCGGAAGACATTAACGCGTTGATCTCGCAGATTAACTACGCGCTTGAGGAATTTGGGCAAAACACTACGACTGCCCTGGGCAAGAACATCACGCAAACCGCGTGGGATGCAACGAACCTGCGCATTACGAACCTTGCGCAGCCGACAGCCGACAACGACGCAATCCGCAAGGTAGACGTGGACAGCGGCATTGGCCCGGACATTACGACGGTGGCGGGGATTGCGGCAGACGTGACAACCGTGGCGGCAGACACAGCGGACATCGGCGTTGTCGCTACCAACATCACAGGCACCAACACGATTGGTACGGTGTCGAGCAACATTACTGACGTGAACACAGTCGCAACGAACATTGCCAACGTGAACACAGTGGCCGCTGACACAGCCGACATCGGGACCGTTGCAGCAGACATTCAAGTGGGCGGACCTGACAACATCGGCACAGTCGCCACTGCAATCGGTGACGTGGGCATTGTCGCTGGCATTAACGGGCAAGTGCTGACAGTCGCCGGGGCAATCGCTAACGTCAACACGGTCGCAGCTGATACAGCCGACATCGGGACCGTCGCGACAAACATTGCAAACGTAAACACGGTTGCGACCGACATTGCGAACGTGAACACGGTTGCAGGCCAGAGCGCAAACATCACGACAATAACGCAGCCTGCTAACCTGACAGCCATTCAGAACGCAGCAACGAACGCAGCAGCGGCGGAAGCAGCGCTGAATGCCTTTAACGCAACATACGTGGGCGCGTATGCGACCGACCCTAGCACTGATGCGAACGGTAACGCCCTTACGGACGGTGATCTGTACTACGATACCACGAACCTGCGGCTCAAATTCTACGACGCGGCTAACGGTGTCTGGATTACGCTTGCGAATAGCGTGCAGGTAAACTCCGCAGCTACCCTACAAGCGGTTGGCGACGTAGACTTTGCGAACGCAGGTGGACCTAACCTTACACTTGCAGGCAACCACTTCATTGTGCGTGACGCGACCAATGCGCGCTGGGAGAACACGGACGCGGCTGGCGTAAAGACAATCCTCGCGATTGCAGCCGGGGACGTGTCGGGCCTCGGCACCGCAGCAGCAGCGGCGACGACCGACTTTGCCACGGCAGCGCAAGGCACGACAGCCGACGCAGCCCTGCAACCGGGCGACGTTGTAGACAACCTCACTAGCACTAGCACGACCGCACCGCTCAGCGCAGCCCAAGGCAAGGCGCTGCAAGACGACAAAGCCGCATCCGGTTTCGCAATCGCTATGAGCATCGTATTCTAAAAGGAACAGACCCATGCCAAACATTACAGAAGTCACCAACCTGCAAGGCCAGACGACAGGCAACAGCGGCATCACGAGCGTAACCAGCGTCGTTGCCGTTAGCAATGCCAACCACACCTACAAGGTCAACGCGATCTTGATTGCCAACGACAGCACAAGCGCGGCGACAGAAGTTGACGTAGCTTTTGACAACGGCACAGCCTACACGTTTGTCAACAACGTCAGCATCCCGGCTAAAGCCAGTTTGGACGTGCTGTCGTCACCCATGTACGTCAACAACAGCGAAAGCATAAAAGTTACCGCAACATCGGCCGTGACCGTGGTTGTGTCTTACGAACTGATTGACGTGACGACGTAAGCCCATGCCACGCAAACACAAACATATCGGCGGCATCATCGGGGCGGACCCGGTGGTCAGCGTAACTGGCAAGTTCATGCTAATCGGCGGCGGTGGCGGAGGGGCTGGACCTAAGAACCCCGGCCTCCCCGGCGGCGGCGGTGGCGGCGGCGTAGTCTACGGATCCAGCTTCTCTTTCTCGACTAACAGCTACGCTATTGTCGTCGGGAACGGCGGGGCTTCGGTAGGTTATGACTACTACGGCAACGCAGGGCTTGATACCACGGGCTTCGGGTTCACTGCCAAAGGCGGCGGCGGTGGTGCTGGCGGCGGGTCTAGTTACGGGGAAGATCAAAGTGCCGGGGGTTCTGGCGGTGGTCCAAGTGGGTCAAGCACACAGGACGCCTATTCCGGCACCAGCAATGTCACTGGCCACGGCTACTCCGGTGGGCCGGGATCAAGCGCAGTGCCATACACTGGCGGTGGCGGCGGTGGTGCTGGTGGCGCTGGTGGAACCGGAACTGGAGGCGACGGTCTGACAAACTCGTTTCTCAACGACATAGAATACGGCGAGGAAGACGGAAATACCGGAAACTACTACGTTGCTGGCGGTGGCGGTGGCGGTATATACGGCGACGCTCAATACGATGGCACTCAAGCTGCTGGAGGCCTTGGCGGTGGCGGCGAGGGGTCTGTTGGCGGCGCAGGCACCATAAACGACGCCGTGGCGGGTACAGACGGGTACGGTGGCGGCGGTGGCGGGGGCAACCAGATTGGCGCAACCGCTAATTACAAAGTTGGCGAGGCAGGAGGTAAGGGCGCTGTGCTTGTCTGGCTGCCGCAGTCCTACAGTCTCGGCGCGGATTTTACAGGTTCGGCCACAACCAGCGCCAAAACGGTTGGAGGTGTGGCTGGCACGTTGATCACGTTCACCACCAGTGGCACTTGGTCCCCAACGCTAGCACGAGCAAGCGGCGTCTTCAACCTCGGCGGTCTCAGCGGTGACGGTGCATCCACCACACGACCCACACGGCTCTGGGGCGGGATCACCGGGCGGTCACTGGTGGAGAGGTTAGCCGGGGCAAACGTCATCGACCACTCCCTGCGGTTTGACGGGTTGGGGGATTATCTGACCCAGACGCAGGGGGCTGGTGACACGCAAAAAATGACTTTTTCCGCGTGGCTTAAAACCGAAGATGCTGGGTGGGTTTTCAGCGCGTACCTTAGCTCCGTTATCGACGGGGCGTTTGACGTACTTACGCACAACGGAGGGCTGCAAGCAAGGTTTGGCGTAAATGGGAACACTTACAACCGTAGTTCGAATGTGAGCGGCGGCGCTTTCAGCGCAAACGAGTGGCATCATGTGGTCTGGAGCGTTGACACTACATCTGCCGACAGAGTCAAAATTTACGTCGATGGGTCCGAGGTGAGCGCTTACCGCACTGAAAATTCGGGAGCGCTGCCATTAAATTACAATACGACCGCGATTAACAATTCTGGCGCTACAGTTACCCTTGCTGATTTAGCAAACTACGAGGGCACCAATTATCAATTTGGAGGCCAACTAGCCGAAGTCCACTTCATCGACGGCCAAGCGCTCACGGCGGCTGACTTCGGCGAAAACAACGCCAGTGGTCAGTGGGTTCCTAAAGAAGTCACGGGTGTAACCTACGGCACCAACGGGTTTTACCTCGACTTTGCCGACAGTAGCACGGCGTCGGCTCTCGGTACTGACGCCACGACGAACAGCAACAACTTCACGGTCAACGGCGGCATCACCCCCGACGACCAGTTGATCGACACGCCGAACCTGCGGTTTGCTACGTTGGACCCAGACACTGCCTCCAATAGTGCGAGCGTGCTGTCCAACGCTAACCTGACCCAAGACATTGGCACCACACTTGGCGTTACGCTAAGTGACGCAAGTTTCTCGGCTGGAAAGTATTACGCTGAAGTCCGCATTGATAACATGGGCAGCCCAGCTAACGCTTGGGTGGGCGTCTCTGGCAACAACGACACAACTTGGGACGGTGGATATTATTGGGGAGCACTTGCTGGCAACGGTACAGGCAGACAATACAGCGCCTCAAGCAACGACACCTTTGGAAGCAACCCTGCTGTCGGCGACATTATCCAAATCGCCGTAGATCGTGACAACGGTAAAATCTGGTGGGGGCTGAACGGCACTTGGCAGCAAAACGGCGGCACGTCACCTGACCCTGCCACTGGAACAGATGCCGCATATACAGACGCCTCTGGCCCATTGGGAACACAGACTTTGCGTTTTGGCAGTCAAGACGGAAGCGGCAACGATGTAAACACAGAGCTAACGTGGAACTTCGGCCAAGACCACACGTTCGCCGGGAGCAAATCACCCCTGACTTCCCCGGAAACCGACGACGATGGTAACGGCGAGTTCTATTACCAGCCGCCCTCGGGGTTCAAGGCGTTGGCGACCACGGTAGTTGCAGGTAGTGACACCCTCCCCACGACTGGCGTGCTGAGCCTCGCCGAACACTACCAAACGAAACTTTAAAGGAACCTAAACGATGACAGAAAGCAAATCATGGTACGCCAGCAAAACAGTATGGGCCGTTCTGGTCATGCTGGGCAGCGTGGCCGCACGCAACCTTGGCGTTGACCTTGGGCCGTTCGAGGACGAAATCAGCAGCCTGATTCTCGATGGCGTTGCACTTGTGGCCGGGGCTGTGGGCCTGTGGGGTCGCATCGCGGCGACACGTAAGCTCACTGGTTAACGGAGGTGCAAGTGACTGAAGCGGAAATCGCTGCAATCGCAGAGCGTGCTGCTAAGCAAGCCGTAGATGAAACGCTTCGGCGCTTGAACCTTAGCGAC